AACATCGGTAGCGAAGTTTAATAAACTAATCTTACCTATCTTAACAAAAATGTATGAAAGTGAAGATAAGGCAAAAGAAACAATAGCTCTAGCGAAATCATTTAACAAACTATTAATGAAAGATAAAATTGATGAAAAGATTTTACCATTTCTTTATAGTAGAAACAATAACTATTCTTACAATAATGAGAATGGTTTTGAAACAATAGCTAAAAGATTTTACACTCCTAAAGCCTTAAGAATGTGGAGAAGCGGAGAAATCAAATTTAGTAAAATGGTTGGTTGATTAATTTTAATGGTCGTTAACGACCAAATCTTAGGTCTGGTTATCCAGACCCCAGACAGAATGAAAGGAGGGGTAATTTACCCCTCTTTTTTTATATATACATTTCCCCAAATGGGCATTTTTGTCCCCAAATGGGCAATCCTTTTGGACACGACATCGTATCTTTTTGGACACGATAGCGTATCAGGAACCTGATGAATCAGGTCAGGTCAGAAAAGTTGACTACGCAGGACAGGAAAAGAACAGGAACAGGTGGTAAACTATGCAGGTACATTGCACAATAAAAGGTTAAAAAAGGGGGATGCTGAGGTATTGGAAGCATTGAGAAAGTCTGTTAGAACGCAGCTATGGAGGTCAAAATTCAAGGAGAAGGAGGTAAATCTGCAGATTTAAGCTATTTTGGTCGTAGACGACCAATTCAAAAAACTAACTCGTCTTCACCCAAGCTGGGTAAAATTTACCCAAGATGGGTAAACCTACAATAAAATAAAGGTCAGATTATTTGGCTATGTCTAATTAATGTCTTATCTTTGTACAATAATCAGAGGTCAGAGATAGCAAAGCCAAGCGGCAGAGTAGTATCACTCCTCACAAACAACAAACATATGTGTATAATAATAGTAAAACAGAAAGGTAATAAGGTACCTATGCAAACCTTAAAAAATTCAGCACGAATCAATCAGCACGGACTAGGCATTATTTGGCTAGATACATATAGTGTAGAGTATCACAAATCTAATGACTACAAGCTACTTGATACATCGAGACCATATATAGCACATTTTAGATATGCAACAAAAGGTGCAATCAATCTTGAGAACACCCACCCATTTAATTGTGGTAAATTTTCAGATGAGTTTTTATTTCATAATGGAACTGTACAAGGCTATGGAGACAACAAGACTTGCGATAGCAAAGCACTAGCACGAGAACTAGGCGGTGTACCAAGAACAGAATGGAAAGACAAGCTAGGTAAGTATGAATCAAGATTTGTTTCTGTTAATACAAGAAACAGAACGTTTCAAATCTACAACAGAAACCTTTGGTTTAACCAAGACAACATTTGGTATTCTAAAACAAATGTAATCCAAGACACCATTGTAGGTGTGTATGGAACTTTAAGAAAAGGACTAAGTAATAGCGGTCATTTAAGAAATGCGAAGTTTATATCTAAAGCATACACTCAAAACCCTTATCCTTTAGAGGTTAGCGGTTTACCTTATTTGCACGATGTTGTTGGTGCAGGTAAGAAAGTAGTACTAGAGGTTTATGCAGTTAACAAGGACACTCTAGAAACTCTTGACCGACTAGAGGGACACCCTCGACACTATGCTAGAAAGCAGATAACTCTTAACTTAGAGAAAGGCGGCACTAAACTATGTTGGGTATACTTTATACAGACAAGACCCTTTAACCCTAACACTAGATGTATAAGCGACTATACTTTAGAGAAGCCAAAGAGACCAAGAATAGATTATAACAACTATACATACAACCCTTATAAAATGGTGCCTAGGTATAATAAACACTACAATAATTTATTTGCAACTCCCAATCCTTTCTCTCAGATAGAAGTAGATACTGAATTTACTGATGAAGATGTTAAGAAATATCAATCAGATGCTTGGGCTGATGCTCAGAGAGATGCTGAAGGAGGTAAATCAATTATGGATGATTTCAAGACAGAAGAGACAGAGACAAAGTATTGTTGCACTTGTATAACTCCTTTGGTAGAGGACACAACAGAGGTTAGTAACTCTAGATTTTATTGTGAAGAATGCAATGCAAGTTTTACAGAAGATGAGGTCTTGAGATAACCTTATCAATGGAGGGAAGTTTTTGTCATCTTCCCTCCTATCTGTATCGAGATGTGTATCTCGACTGAAGATTCGAAAACGATGAAACAGATTTAAAAACTTTAAAACAAACAAAATGGAAAAAGAAATAAAAGAATTTAAATTGCTATGTAAAAACATATTGAATGATGAAATATCAAGAGAAATGTTAAAGGCATTTGCTTATAGTTATATGGAAATTTTAAAAAATAGAAACAATGGATAACGTAAATTTTATGAAAATGTTTTTAACTATGCAAGATATGTCTATGGACAATAGCACTAGTATTAAAGACAAGGTAAAAGCCAAAGAGAGAATAGTTTTTGCAACTCACGGAATTATAAAGCCAAGTGATTGGGCAGAACTAACTGATGAAGTAAAATTAAATAGATTAAATAAATTACAAACAATAAAATAATTATGATTGAAAAAATTAAAAAATTAGAAATAGATAATGCGTTACTTACTTATAATGTCAAAATGTGTGAGGAAGAGGTAAGCAATCTAAAGTATAAGATATCTATATCTATGAACAACATAAGAATACCCAAATGCTATGTTATTGATGAAGCAGACAAAGAGGTATATGATTTTGAACTGATGAGAGAAATATTTGAAAACGAATTAACTAAATTAAAAAACAATGAATAAAACAGAATACCAACTACTGAAGTTAAATGGTAAGGAAATGACAAATGAAACCTTACAAAGTTTTGATTATATCTACCGAGATATAGTAAAACAAGCTACACAACTAAGAGAACAATACCAAGCAGACAACGAGCCTATTATGAATCAGACAACAACAACAGATTTATACAAGGTAATGAACAACACAACTAAATTTAATAACGAAGTTATGATAGTGTTAAATCTTATTGATGATTTAACAGAGAAACTCAAGAACTTAAAAATAAAAAACTAATGCAATATATTAAAATAAACAAAGTAGAACTAGCAAGTAAATTAGCAAGACTAGAAACAGAAGCAATTTTAGATGGTACTGATTTTATTGTTGATGTCGTAAACGATAAAGGACAAGTATATGAAACCAACTATTCAGAGGAAGGTCAAAAAGTATTTGACCAAGCATATGATATGTATTGCGATATTATAGAATCAACTAAACAGAAACCTGCATTTACCATACCTTTTGGGTAAAATGGTCGTACACGACCAATCAATTTAATACAATATTATTTGGCTATGTCTAAATAATGTTGTATTTTTGTTTAATACTAAAATTTAAAAATATGAACTTAAAAGAATTTATTAAAGAACTAAGAGCGAATCCTATCGAGCATCTGCTAGACCTGCTAACCATATGTCTAGTCTTTTTATTTGGTTACGTTGCTATATGGATATTCTATTAACTATGGATATATATGATAAACCAGAAAATGAATTTCTGGATTGGTTACAAGACCAAATAAAAGATGAAGAGGAGGGCGGAGATGACTCTGAGCAACTAGATAATGTTTATACTTATATATCTAATAGGATAATCAGAATGAAAAAAAAACACGATGAAAAAATGCGATGGGCATTTTGGGATGAGAACTTATTTGAAAACAATGACTAGCCTAGGGAGAAACGTAATTGCTGAATTCTATAAAAAGCAATTAGAGAAAGAAAGATACAAGCTATCTGTTATTGAACTAGATAATTATTTTACCCACTCTGGAAAGGAGGAGATAAATAATAAGATTATATCAATGACTCCTTCATATAGACGAAAGAAAAAAATCATACGTTACGACAATGATATGAGCAAATACAAACTTAAAAAATATTACAATGTTCAATAATCAAAAATATTATGCAAACCTTATAGCTAATGCTCTTCAATTAAAAGTAAGGGTAAAACAATTAGAGAAACAACTTAAAAAAGAAAAAGAAAAAAGAATTAGCTGGAACGATGGAAACCAAAAATTAATAGAAGGACAATGGTATGTTAAGGGTACTGACTTTTGGAAAAACGATTAATTTATACTAACTTTACACAAATGATAAACTAAAAATTATATTATGAAACTTATATTAGAAGAAATATTATGGAGAAAACAAGAAAAAACTCCTAACAAAAAACGAATACAAAAGCTACAACAATTTTGCGACAAAAAAAAGATGACTTTTTTTCAGTTTAGAAAGACTGGAGAAGTTATGAAGAGAGATACTTTTATGGACTATTACTACGATAGAGATATAAAAGATTTAGTTAATGGATTAAGAATGTTACCAAACGCAACAGATGTAATAAGATATGTAGGAGGATATTCTATTCAAGTATTACCAGACAAAAACTATTGTTATTACTACAACCGAACAATGGAGGTAAGTAAAAATTTAAAAGAACTAGAGGAGAAATTATATAACCACGCTAAAACTTTTATATTCGCTTATGGAAGAGGACAATAAATCTAAATTCTATTGGGATAAATCTAGAAACTTATCTACAACCCAAGATTCAAAAGACAAAAGAGTACCATCATATTATGTTGGAGACACTTATAGAGAAGGTTATTATCAAGCTAGATATGTGGTAGAGGACTTTGACTGCACTTACAATGTTTCAACCGCCATAACCTATTGCTTACGTAGTAAAAAAAAGCACGATGATGGAGGAATTGAATGCTTAATTAAAGCCAGAAATCATTTAGAATTTGAAATTGAGCGTCTAAATAAATTGCACAATAAATAAACATTACTTATATTAGCTGAAGTTTTCATAATATTAAAAGAAAGAGGTAAATCGGTAATTTTTACCAACTAACTTAATGGGATTAAGAACCCTTTA